AAGCTAGAATACCATCGTTGATACCATTAGCTACACAAACACCTAAGACATCACCTGTGCCTGTAACTGTACCGTAGTCGTTACTAAATCCGTTGATCTTACGATAACCACCAGTAACAGCAGGTTCGTAGTTAATCAAACCAATAGCTGATCCAGGTTGAGTCTCACCTTGTGATAACACATCACGACTAGTGTTTAGACCGCCTTGGCAGAATACTTTAAATGAGGCGAGATTGTCAGCCATTAACTAACTCTTCCTAAGATAGCATTAGAAGAATTATTTCTTTCTACTACAGTGGATCTAATCCTTAATGGCTCATCAATAAGAACTCTTCTCATAGACTTAATACCATTCTCAAAGTTTCCTTGGTGCATGGCTGCGCTCTGTTCATTACTACGGAAACGCATCATGTACATCATAGCACCATCAATAAGAACATGTTTGAATCGATCAGGTATAATAGCAACATCATCATATAAAGTTAGATCTGACGGATATGACCAGTACACATATTCAATTTCGTATGCTGCATCAGGAATCGGAGTGACACCAAACTTCTCTTCGTTAGTCTGATAAACTAAAGTAGGAGCAGCTATACCTGAAGAATCTCCTACATCGTCTGATTGTCTATACCTTTGGATATACTCATCATATGTGATGACAGGTAAGTGTGAAGGAACATTCTGAGAGCTTGAAAGCTGTTTGATGTAGAATGTCTCCCAGTCTGCACTAGAGTAGTCTGAGGGAAAGCTGTACTCTTTTGTACCTGCAGTTAATGTCTGTGTATAAGTATTCTTTAAGAAAGGCCATTCTTGCCCAGTTTGTAAGATACTTCTAATTGAGTTATTAACAGCATCTTTTGCTAGAGCTTGTACGTTACGTACTGTATCAAAACCATCACCAGCAGTATCTAGTGTGACTTCGTTTAAACGTCTTAGCAATTCATTTGTTAAAGCAACGTATGTAGCCATCTTACATCTTTCTAGGTTCTATCTGTGTCTTATGGTGTGCAAGTTTTACTTCTTCAAAAGTTTTTACTACATGACACTCAATGTGAGTGTAACCATTTTCTACAGCAAACTTGTATCTGTTGTTCCCTATTAAACATCTGTACTTCTCTTTAATATCTTGTGGTACAGGTCTACGTTCAAACTTACTTATATCTGTTTGTTTAAAGTCTTTATCTAAACAAACTAAGATAGGATGCAACATTCCTTTTAGTTCTATGCTTTTCTTCAGAGTATTCTCAAAAGCATGATCCTGAAGATTATCATTAACAGAGTTTATATTATCTAAAGGAAGTACTATTGTATCAAATATCTTTTGGGAGCACTTTAAAATTTGTTTCAAATCTTTTTATCTCTACATCAAATACTTCAAAGTATTTATTAAATAGGTCTACCCACCATTCCCCTGTCTCTACAATCTTATGAGCATTACTTCCATCCGAAAGTATAGTTATTGCCTCTTTAGTAGAGATATTAAAGAACCCACCCTTTTTAACTAAACTCTGTAAGTGTTTCATTACATTGTCTAGATAGTCTGGTTCAACGTGTTCCATTACGTCACAACAAACTACAAAATCAGAAGGAGTTGGATCTTTATCCTTCCCTCTAATACCTGGGTCATACTCTTGTATAATATACTCAGGTTTCTTTTTATTCATGTAGACTTTGAACTTACCGTTAGCACATCCGTAGTCTAATATTTCTTTTACTTCTAGGCTCTTCAAAAAACCTTCATATCTAGGAAGCTTGTCTATACTATGACCACCACCCCACTCGTTTTTAGTCAAGGCGTGGGTGTCATTAAGGACTATTTTGTAATCAGAAGAAACTAGATTCATGTGAGTAAGAGGGCCACCGAAGCAGCCCCCTCCTTTATTTTATCAAGCCAAGTTGTACTTAGCTGTAACCAACGCTTCTGGGCGTAGGATTTTTCTACCGTAAAGATGCATACCACGGACAATGTCAGCGAATGAATCTGGGTCACGGTATGTCTCAGTCTTGTTGATCTGCTCTGCAGTTGCAACAGCAGAATCATGACCTGCAACAATAACACCGTAGTTAGTGTTTTGGTTTGCTGTGCCTGTTGTAGCAGCACCAGTACCAACTGATGGTAGGTTTGAAGAAGAGTAAACTCTGAAACCATTCCAGTTGTTGATGACTAGACCGTTACGTAGGCCACCTGAAGCACCCCACTCAGATTGTAGGAAACGTGAATCTTCGTCCATCAAGATTTCCATCATGACAGGGTCAATTACGATCCAACGACCATCTTTATCAACTTGTTGTTGATCAAGTAGACGGCCCATACGAGCAACCAACATTGTTGGTGAAACGTAATCTGTTGGTAGTGCAGTTGCACCTGGCAAACGTGCTGCAACAGGAATTGAATGGTCATCAGCACCTGAAGTAGTGATGTTACCAAAGTCACCTTTGTTTAGCTTGTTTGCTGCAAGCAATTCATCTGAACCTGCAGATGTGTTTGCTTTTGTGCCGTTAACTGTTGTGTTAACAGTGTCAGCGTTTGTGTGCAGTGAAGACTGTGCGTAACCTGACAAGTAACCTAGAACTTCTTGGTCATGTTGGTCAGCAAGACGGTAAGCTGCACGGTTGGTAGCAAGGTTCATGAAATCGATGTGGCTATGTGCCTCTTCGATATCATCCATCTTGAAAGCAAAATAGTTAGCTTTATCAACGACTAGCGAGAAATCGTCATCACTAAGATCTTGCGCTGCGATGGTTGTGCCACGAGTGTATGCAGAAACTGAAATCTCAGGTTCCTTCATAATTTTCACTGTGTCACCTTGGTTTGCGATCTCCCCGAAATATTCGGAGTTCGTGATGTCACCTACAACTGTGCTCTTCCTGAACGCAAGCTGCACTTTTTTCGAGTAGATGACTGGGGAAAAGTTCCCATTTGGCAGGTTGGTATAACCTGAAGCGGATGCAAAAGCCATAGTTAAATCCTCCATGATATTTGGCTTTAAAAGAAAGCTAAACACCTGAAAGAGGCTGTTACTTTTCTAGGGTGCAGAAAGGTACTCAGTTGCGCAACCGAATACCTACTGGGCCTATACTTGAACAGGTAGTTCTTTGTAGTTTAGACTTTTTGTGAAAAAGTATCAGTAAAGGTAGTCCACGAGGGAGGCTTTACTTAGATACACGTAGTTATATGTAACACTTTTAAAGTGTCAACACCTTATCTGGCAGCACCAGAAATGTCATAGATAAACTTTCCAGATCTCATTGCTTCTGAAATATCATCTTGACGTGACTCAAACTCTTTAGCTGACATTTTAGCTACGTCAGACTCTTTGATTTGGCCTGACACACCTTTAGCATCTATAGAGGTACGAGTTCCTTTTGAAACGGTAGACGCTGCAGCTTTCTTAGTGTTTCTTCTTGCTGCAGGAGTCAAATCGTTATCAACTTTATAAAGATCAATCACACGAATTACGGATGCAGGATCATCCATGTTTTCATACAAAGCATCTTTAACCCATTTAGGTTGTTCTTCTGCCCAGTTATGAAAGTCTTCTGACTGTCTTAATTCATCAAAGTCATCATGAGACTTACGAATAACATTTTCTGCTTTCATTCGCAGTGCTTCATTATGAGCTTCATCTAATTCTTTTAGACGTTCTTCTGCTTTGCTGAACATTTCTTTTGCTTTTTCTGAAGCAATCTTTTCAACAATACCTGCAACGTCTGGGTATTTTTTTGCCCACTCTTCAATGTCTTCGTTAGACTTAGGAGGAACAATAGTATCCTTTGCTTTACGCTTCTCAAGAGATTCAAGTCTGTTATTCCACTCTTTCTCTTTTTCTTGCATATGTCTACGCAGATCACCGTAACGTTTCTTAAAAGATTTTTCTTCAGCACTTAGTCCTGTGTCTGAATCGTCTTCTTGTGTTTCCCCTTGCGTGGATGCTTGTTCTTCTTGTTCGGTATTACTTGAGGTTTGTACCTTGGTGTCCTCAGTATCTTCGCTACTGGATTCAGCTTCTTCAACGTATTCTTCACCACGAGCTTCTGCCTCTAGTCTAGCAATTTCCTTTTCTTCTTCTTCAATACGCTTCTTACGTTGCGCATGGTTAAACCCTCTGTCTACAAAACCTGCATTCTTAGGGGTTGCTTTTACTGCTACATTCATTTTGTTTTCCTTATGTTGGGGCCAGCACTATTGCTGGGTAGCCTTATTGTTATTAGTAGTAGTTATTTCTTTTTCTTCTTGTTCTTTTTAGACATCAAGCCACCTTCAGCAGCGGCATCTCTCCAGTCAGGATTTGAAGCACTGCCGAAGAATCCACCAGACCAACCTGAAGCTTCTTGAATAGCTTTAGTTGCAGCTTTACTTGCCTCTGATTGTGCTTTAATTGCATCAGACCATGCTTTAGGATCATCAGTACTTGTAGACTGTACTGCTTGAGTTGCTGATACCCAATCATCAGTAGCAGATTTAGCTGCTGCAGTCTTTTCTGCTTGCGTCTTAGGCGCAGAAGACGTAGATCCTGATCCTCTTAGGCCATCACCCATATCACCTGGGGCTGTAGCTCCTGTAGTAGGCGCAGCGTAAGTGCTTGACGGTGTAACTGCAGTCTGATCTCTACGTGCTCCACCAAATGAAGCTCTTAGACCAAGAAGATTTCCTTCATCATCTGTTGCTTGTATACCTGCCTTACCATCAAAACCTAATAAGTCACCTAACCAAGTATCTCCAAAGTCTTTACCTTTTTTGTTAGTAGTGCCTAGCTTTTCGTTTTGGTCTGATCTATCAATTAGATTGTCAAAGAGGCTCTTCTCACCGCCAAAGATACTTCCTTTACGTTTACTCTCATATTCTTTATCAGATATAAGTTGTCTATCTCTAGCAACTTCTAACATGTTGTTATAGTTGGCAGCTAGTTGAGATCCAACTAAGGCACCTACTGGAAGACCCATTGTGTAGGCTAGGGTTGAACCTGTTCTACCAACAATATTCATACCCTCCAGAGCAACTTTAAGTTCGTCATCTGTCATATCAGCAACGTTCTTAGGTGGTGTTGCACTAGTTTGAGTAGTAAATTGTCTGTAGTCTGTTTTGTCGTTAGAGCTATCTGTTGTACCAGTACCCTCATCGTCTGTTGTAGTATCGTCAGTCCCAGCGACAGTTGGTCCTTCTTCTGCAATCTTAGCGTCTTTTTGTTCTTTGGTCAACCAACCTTCTGCTATCTTATCAAGGTAGTCTTGATAGTCTCTCATCATAACAAATGATAATACTTTACCATCTTTGTAAAGTTCTACAATTTGACCTTCTTCAAAAGGAGTAGTTTTTGTGTCATCCCCAAATCCAGTAGGTAAACTACCATCATTTGTGTAAGGACCAAATAGTGAGAAACCTAGACCACCACCAGTGAGTGGTTTTGATTGTACAGCAGACAGCGCATCAGATGTAGTTCCTGTATCTCCTGCACTTTGGAATCCAAGGACAGTACCACCTTTATTCATCATTTGTGGTTGTTGTAGCGCAGCATTTCCTACAGCTTGTGGGGGCGGTTGCATGTTAGGATTAACAGAGGGAACCATACCACCTACATTCATTTCCATAGCAAGCTCTCTAAGTGCAGCCATCTCTTGTTCTGTTACAGGTGCTTCATTTACTTGTGGGCCACCTGCAGGAACAGGCTCACCGCCAATACGACCATTTGATTCCATTTCTGCTAGGCCACGTTTAGCTTCTTCTCGTAAGTCTTCAAAGAACTTTACACCGTAGAATCGAACAACGTCAGCAGGAACAACGTATTCACCTTCAGATAATTGTGCAGGAATGTCATCTCTTACTTCTTCAGCCATTGAGCCATTAGGTATATCATTACCTGATACTGGATCTACACTTAATCCATCATCTCTTAGGCCGCCTTCAGCCATGAATGCCATTTCCATTTGTTCGTTCATAACCGCACCACCTTCTGCATACTTTTTACTAACTTTAGGTATATTACTTTCTACTTCTATTATTTCGTTTCCAAAGTGAATACCTCTAGGACTCTTAAAGTCTAATATCTCTACAGGGTTTAACCCAACTTCAGGGTCAAGTGTAAACTTAACTTCTGTTTCTGGTAAAATCTCACCTGCTTTAAGTGGACCCCAATCTTCAGTAAGACGTAATGCAGCAGTATCTGGTCCTGTAGGTATAAACTCTGTAGGTATATCAGGGTTTTGGTGAACACCCCCAAACTTTTCTACTTCAGACCTTGGCATGTAAATTGTTTTTACAGATTGAGGTTGAATACCAGACTCACCTGGATGTTCTTTTCTTGCAGCTTTATTACGAACAGTAGTGTTCCCTTCTTTAACTTCGTAGGTAGAACCTTTCTTAGTTTTAAAACGTTTTACACCTTGGCGAACCATGTTCTGTGCAGCATCACCAAGACCAGGGACCATACCAACTACTTCACCTGCAGCAAGTAAACCAATCTTACCCCAACTAGGATCTTCTTCTTCTAGTTCTTCTTTAATGTCTCTGACAGTAGCTGCTGTACTAATACCTGGGATACTTTCTATAGCAGCTTTACCAAAAGCTTTAAGTGTCTGATCTGTTTCTTCTGGGTCAACAACAGTAACACCATATGATCTAGCTAAATCTAGGTTATCATTCTCTGCTAGACCACCTTCATCAAACCCTTGGG